TATACAAGGAAAAGTTATAAGACGAAGTACAAATTATATTGTTCTAGAAGATTTAAATAACAATTTACACAAGGCGTGGATATGGGATTGTATACCTGTACCTCCTAATAGAGAGGTTGAGGTAAGAGAACATAACTTAAATATAGATTATGGTTTTACGCCTGTCGGAGAAAAAATAATGAACGAAGATTTAGATGCACAACCACAAGATAAAGATGTTAAAAAAATAAAAGGAACACAACCTAAAAAGTATTACAAAGATTTAAAGAAAGGCACTAAAGATAAAAGAGCGAAGTTTTTTAAGTCAAGAAAACCATACAGTAAATCAGATGATGATGATGATTATAAAGCAGCACCTGGAGATAAAGATACAAAAACAAAACCTAGTACATTTACTAAAAAATATAAACAGATGTATGGTGAAAACACAATGGATGAAGCATGTTGGGATGGATATAAAGCAGTCGGCATGAAAAACAAAGGTGGCAAACAAGTACCTAATTGTGTACCAGAAAGTATGTCTATAGATGATGCAAAAAGAATAGAGGGTTATGTACCTGAGTCCTATGAAGAAGGTGAAGACTACGCAAATCACACAAAAGAAGTAACACCTGGTGAAAAAGCAGACAAAAAACCTATGGATTCTAAGAAAAGAACACCCGAAAATAGAGTGACTGCTGAAGATATTGAAAAATGGGCAAGTGAAGACCATACAATAGATAAATATAAGGGTAGATATAATGAGAGTTGGAAAGAAAAACTTGAAGAAGTTAAACAAAAAATGTTGGATAAGTTAAATGAAGAACTTTAAAGAGTATGAAAATATAGACGAAAGATGTGAAGAGTGCATATTTGAGCATGAAGAAGAAGGTCTTCAAGAAGCAGAATACCAAGGTAAAAAAGTAACACTTAACGACCCTATTAGGGGTGGTTCTAAAAAGTTTTATGTGTATGTAAAAAATGAAAAAGGCAATATTATCAAAGTTTCATTTGGCGACACAACAGGTTTAAGTATTAAAAGGGATGACCCTGCAAGACGCAGAAGTTTTCGTGCAAGACATAACTGCGACAACCCAGGTCCCAAAACAAAAGCACGATATTGGTCTTGTTACCAATGGAGAGCAGGAGCAAAGGTGGACAACTAATGATTAGATATAGAAAATCAATGAGAGATGCTTTAGGGGAAGTTAGAGGTCTTATAGAAGATGCTACTACATCATATCCACCTAAAGAAATTAATAAAAAGAAACATGACGCTTACAAAGACCCTAAAAAAGGTGAGAAAGATATAGTAGAGAGTGATCCTACTATAGATGATATTGCAAAGGGTTTGAAGTTAGATAAAAAACTTGTTAAGAAAATAATGGGTGAAGAAGTTTTAGATGAAGGGATACCTTCTCGTCTAATGACAGACCTAAAAAAGACTTTTGAACCATTAAGAGGTAAAAAAATATCAGTTGATAATAGTAAGAAATTATCGGCGATTATGAATAAGTTTACATCAAAAGCAGATTTAATTACTTTGTTTAAAGCAGATATTCCATTTATATCTTTATTAGCATCCACTAGATTAATTCAAAAATTTGGTATGAGTGGTGCCCAAATTAATAAACTAAGAGAAGAAGTTGAACTAAAGGAATTTTCATCACAACAAATAAAAATGGCATATGGTATTGCAAACGATAAAAGATACAAAGGTGGTAATATGACCGGTGCTGTGAGGGCAATAGAAAAGATAGCAAAAGGATTATCTAACCATCCAGATGTGCAAAAGGTATTAAAAAGAACACAAGAAGAAGTTGAACTTGATGAAAGTAGTCTTGCAGATGTAGAAAAAAGATTAAAAGCAAAGAAAATTGGAGTTAAAACAATCACAAGAACAAAAGACAAAGTTACACACTTGTATGTTCATGTAAATGATGTTGATGATGCACAACAAATATTAAAGAATGACCCATTGTATATAGCAGGTAAGTTAAGAGTTGTCGCAAAAGAAGAAGTTGAAATTAATGAAGAGGTTGCAGATATACATGTAAAAGATAAAGTTGGTTCTCAACATCAAGTTCAAATTGCATTAACAATAAAAAGACTTGCAAATAAGTTAGGATTAAGAAATGGTTCAGTAGGACCTGTAGTTAGAGTAATGGGTCCGAAAAATGTTGTGAATCAATTTCTAGGTTCTGTTATTGGTAAATCAAGTATGGGTAATGCAACACAAAAAGGAACAATTCCTAAAGACTATGACAAAAGTTTAAATAAACAACTAAGAGAAGAAACACTAGAACTCGGTGAAGGTACTATGAAGGGTGGACTGATAACTGATAGAGTAGATGACATACTTAAAATAGGTCCAAAATTTGTTGCTTTAATTAGTCGAAAACCAACTGTACAACAGTTAGAAAGAATGTGTGTACAAGAATTGTTTGATGATTCATTACTAGATGATTTCTATTACATTGACCCTAGTTCAAAAGGTATTGTAAAGAGTGGTAATCCTGAAGCAAAAAAGGCGTATGGTAAACATGCGAGTGTACTACACAGAGTAGACCCTAGAAGTGTTTTACAATACAATTTAGCAGGTAGAACATTTCAAGGTAGAAGTGATGGTTTAATGTTACACAGTTTAGGCGCCGCCATGTTAGCATTTCATCTTGCTGATTTAGGAATACCAGCAATAAAAATTAATCCAGATTTAGAATTAGTAGACAATCCAAATTATAAAGGCACACAAAAAATAAGTCCTGATGTTATATTAAAAAACTTTAGAGTATCAAAATCTGATGTTTTGCGTGTGATACAAATGCATATGAGAGATATGACTCAACCAGAAAAAAGTAAATTAGTTTCTATCTCACCAAAAAGTTTACAATATCAATTTAAAGAAAATTCACAACATGCAGGTGCTAGAGGATTAGTTGAAAGATTAACGGGTATGGATTTAACTGAAGTAAATGCTGATGTAACAAAAAGTCTTACAAAGAAATCAAAAGCATCAGGTATTCCCTTAGGTATATTAAAACAAGTTTTCAAAAGAGGAATGGCGGCGTTTGGTAGTGGTAGTAGAACTAACATGTCCCAACACGGATGGTCACACGCAAGAGTAAATTCTTTCATAGCAAAGAAACCAGGTACTTGGGGTGGAGCAGATAAAGATTTAGCAAAACAGGCGAGGAGTTCAAAATGAGTTATTTTAAAACAAAATCAGGTAGTCTAGAAGAGGCAATCAGAAGACATGATGAAGATTACCAAGCATTATTTAAAAAAGAATTAGAGAAATCGGGTAAGTCAATACCTCAAATGACACCTGATGAAAAGAAAGCATTCTTTAATAAGATAGATAAAATGCATACTGCAAAGAATGAAGCAAAGGTTGACGAGTTAACTAAAGCACAAAAGAAGTTACCACCTGGATTGCAAAAAGCAATCAAGAAAAAAGAAATGAAAGAAGAACAAATTTCTGAAATGAAAAAAGTAGAGATAAAACTTCACTCACAAAATATTGATAAAACAATACAAAAAATTCAAAAGCACATAGATATTGAAAATAAAGGTAGAGGGACAAAAATAGATGTCATACAGAATATGAGTAATGACTCTGTAACACTTGATGGTAAAGGTGCTGATGTTGGAAGACAAGTTAAAGATATACGAAATTTCATAGGTTTTAAAAGTGCAAAGGTTATAGAGAGTGTTGAAGAAGGTAAAATGTCACAGATGGCATCTTATATAGATGATATTGTAAGTGCAATGAGCAAAGACGCAATGTTAAAACCATTTATCTCAAAGTTTAAAGTAGATGCTAAAAAGACTATGAATCCTTCTAAGTCACTAGAGAAGATATTACCCGACTATGTGCCTGGTCAAACAATTGCAAAGTTGTTAAATATGAGTGAGTCAAAACAAGGTAAAGTTGATGTATTGAAAACAAAACTTGCTAAAGAGAAAGACACAGACGCATTACAAAAACAAATAACACAGTTGACAGGTCAGTTAGCATTAGCAAAACAACAATTAGAAAACGAAAAGAACGCAAAGTTGGCGCCCGAACCTAATCCTGAAACAGGTGAGGTACCATTAACAGTTGGTATAGCATACAAACACCTAAGAGATAAAATGAAAAAAGAAGAAGGTAAAAAACCTATGAAAAAAACTATGGTGGGTTCAAAAGCAGATAAAGTTGATACAGAACCCGAGGTTGAATTCGAAAAATAATGGTTTCATCTACAAGAATTTATTGTGATATGGATGGTGTGCTTTGCGATTTTGCGAGAAACATTAAAACAACAACGGGAATGACAATCGATAATTGGATGCGTGTCGATAAAGAAGAAAGATGGAAAAAAATAATAGAAAAGAGAACTTTTTGGTCAACAATGCCATGGTTGAATGATGGTAAAAATCTTTGGAGATTTATAGAAAAACACGACCCATATATTTTATCCGCCGCATCTCAACAAGACCCTAATTGTAAACCTGGAAAAATGCAATGGATAGCAAGAAACTTGGGTATACCTAGAAACAGAGTTCACTTAGTTCAAAGACATGAAAAACAGATGTTTGCAAAGACAGGTGGTCAACCTTCTATTTTAATAGATGATTATGGTAGAAATACAAAAGAATTTACAACAAAAGGTGGTGTTGGAATTAGATTTCAAAATGCTGGTCAAGTTATCAGAGAATTGAAAGGACTAGGTTTCAATTGATTATAAATACTTTTTTAACTAAGGAGAAGTTTATGTGGAAGAAACCAGAAGTAAAAGAGATAAGTGTAGGATTAGAAATTAACTGCTATGCTTGTGCAGAATTATAAACAATTAAATTAACAAAGTGAGTACCTAAAAAGGGAGAGAATATTATGGCAAGTTGGTCAAATACAGATGCTCATGGTAGTGCGCCATTATGGTCATTAGCAAGAGTAAATAAAGAACCTAAAGCGGCGAATATGGGCGCCGCCGCATCAGGTAAACTATTCAATAACGCAACAGAAGATAATCTTATAGACGGAGTGACTATCGGTCTTTTTAACTTTAAAGACGGAGAAACACAAAGTGGTAAGATTGCCCACACAGGTTGGAATTTAAAAACTACTGGTACAGGAGGTCGTGCAAGTAGAATACAATTCGAAACTTTAGTATCTTTGGCAAATAGTAAAGATGCATAATTAACTTAACAAGGGACACTTTACGGTGTGGGGTGTCCCTACTAATTGATG